AACATTGCCCCATTTAGCTTCTTCGTCTACAATTAGCAATTCCTTTTTTGATGGTTTAAGATTTAGCAGCTTGTAGACAGCCTGCGTTTTAAGGTCGAAGTAGGAGAGCATGCCCGTCTGGTACCGGAAGATGAGCTCGCACATCTCGATATATTGTGCCTTATCGCATTCTGCTAATGTTTGCGGAAGGTAAAGCGTTTCTTTTGCCTCAGGGATATCTATCGTGTGCATAGGGTCATGTCTTCTTTCAAAATCACTCCGTATTTTTCCATTTGTTCGCCAAATACTAGTTCAACCTGATGCCTGCAGATCTCTTTACTTTTTCTATCCCAGGGAATGAATTTTGAACGGGCATCAACTCTCATGAATTTCTTCATGTACTTAACGATGCTGTGTTTTAGTACGATCTGGTTGACTTCCCTATCACGGTTCTCTTTTACGATTGCCGCCTGCAAGCGCTTATTGAAGCCGTCAAACTTTTTGTTTTTCCTGTAGTAACGTAGTTTTAAGTATAGGTTTTTAAGTGCTCTAAGTGGGTTTTTCATGGTTATGTAGATAAGAAGTTAATTCCTGTAATAATTTTTGGTAGTAGGGGTTGATCGCAGTTGGCCACCGGTACCGGCGCAACTAATTTTTCGATTCTTAGAAGGGCATCACCCGCATCTTCCTTGAAGGCCTGGCGCGCTGCCTGTGATTCCATTTTAGCAGCCGGCTGCTTTATCTGGGTAGTATTACGGTCTGATATGTACGCCTGCAGCACGCCTTCAGGGAATATGGTTACTGATAAGCGGATCATTGCCCAGGCTAGAGCATAGTAAGCGCACGCCTCCCTGATAAGGGAAAGCAGCTGTACATCTTTTTCATCTTCGATATCGGTACCCGATTGCAATTTTGATTTTAGTTCATCAAACTTTGCCCTGCCGATGCGTGGGATTATCTCTCTCGTTTCACACTGGCTGATACCCGGAATAACCTTCATAAGTATAAGGCGTGAGCCGATCATGAAATATTCATTGAACTCTGATGTTGACTTTATGAAAAGCTTATTTAGCTTCTTGTAAGCCGGCATTTCTTTCCACTCTTCCAATGTGTCGAGATGCTTTAACAAATCGTCTAAAGCCCTGTAATAGCGTCTTTGCAAGGCTTCATTATCGCTGTCAATCATCCATTGGAACGCCTGCTTCTCATTTTCGTCCTGACGCATCTTACGGCCATTATTGGTATGTGAGATATCCATGTTTGGTGCAAGTAGTGAGTAAGCCAATATTGCAATCGGATACCTGGTGAGGTACACCAAATGCTCCAACTCGCTATCGCTGTCTAAATAGGCGGTTTGGATGCTATCGTACATTTCCTGTCCGATAAGGTCAACTATATCATTCGTTGCTGTTATGACATCGGGTTTTATCTTGTTGAACTTTATATCGGCATCTATAAAGCCAAGCAGTTCTTTAAGCTCGTCGCTTGCATCAGCGCCTTCTTTAGCAAATAATAGTTTCATTACACTACGTTTTTAAATCGTTTTTCGGGAGCAACATCCTGTTCTTTTTCAGGCTGTATATGGTAGAAGCCCATCTTTAATCCAAGTTTTGGGAAGTTTGCCTTCAGGGCATAGTTAAGCGCTTTCATGACGATCATTTCAGGAATATCGATACCGGTGGCCATAAAGTTTTTAAGCGCATACAGCTGCTCTGAGCCACTATCGGATGAACCCTGACCTGCAATATTACCAAGTGAACCATGCAACCCGATACCTGATGACACAGCCCTGTCGGCACGGTCTGCAATAGCTATTTGCGAGTCCACAAAGTCTTTTATCTTTTGGTCGATAACATGTATCTCCCATCCATGCTCCAGTAAGTTGTTACCATCGTATTCAAGGTTTTTAATGGTATGCCAGAACTTGCCGGTGTTATCTTCTCCGGAAAGGATCTTTGCAACAGTCTGCAGCGTATCGCGTTTCAGATCTTCAAGCATCGAATCATTGTAAGAGATTCCTTTTGTCTCGCAGTTATCTTTGATAGCCTTTTCTTTTTCCTCCCAATATTTACCCGGGGAAACAATATGGTACTTCAGGTTTATAGAGTTTTTGGAAAGTGCCTTTAGGATTAAAGGAATGGCTGTAGATCTGCGCAGCCATTCAAGTGAGCCGTATAAGTCAGGCACTGTATAGTATTCGGTACAGAAGCTGTACATGTTGCTGTACAGGATAGAGTTCTTTGAAGCAAATGGCTTTCTGAAATCGAATTTATCGTATACTTTATATTCCAGGGATTGGGGAGTGGCAAAGCTCCAGTCGTTAACTACTATATGGGTAGGCTTATAATCGGGTGCACCACGCAGGGAGGCAAGGCGGGCTTTATCGGGAGATACACCCTCTAACTCTGATATGAAGTTATTGCCTATCCTGCTGCCCTTAGATAGCGCGTACTTAGAGAACACGCCCTGCATGTGCTGATAGTCCACACACATCTGTATGAGGTAGGCTTCAAAGTCCCAGTTATCAAGCCATGCCTGTATGGTAGCGTTATCCTGCCAGTCTTTAACTACCTTCCTTTCTTCGATTACTTCTTTGTATAACTTAGGACCTGAACCCCAAAGCAGCTGTGTCTTCTTAGTCAGTATGCCGGGGGCAAGGGAGTTGTGCTGCACTACATCCTTAATCCTATCAGGTAGGTCATTGTTAGCTCCAAATGGGTAGACTATATAGTCACCTACAAAGTTCTGAGTACTGCCCCAGTTCAGGTCGTCCTTGGGCATGTCCTCGTCAAAGGCACGGGGTGAGTCACTAACCTGATAGGTGAATGCCATGTTCTCTGCCTGTACTATGGCATCCTTGCCTACGTATTCTATACTTGCCATTATGGTTTGATTGTGTAGTTGTTAAACTTCATGAGTAGTGCCATATGAAAGAAGCGCGGCACGTCACCCTCGCTATGATCCTGATAGGCTATAAGGGTACCCGCCTTGCTGCTCTGGTCGTTGCGGAGCCCTAAACGCAGTACGCCTTTGGCGACAGCCTTACGGCCTCCGTAGCTGCGCTTGGTGGAGTTGTAAGAGTCGAACTCAAAAGAGAATGGTATGCCTAAAGCGGTCAGCTCTCGCATACGCTTTACGGCCTGATGTGGTGTGATGGTGGATTGATGCATGCAATTACATTTAATGCAATAGTACTGCGTGCAATCGCATGCGGGTGTAACATGAAGAAACCCAGTAAAATCAAGGCTTTCGGCTTCGCCAAGGTGGTGTAGCACCCCCCCCTGCGGGTGGGTGCGCCCTCATATGTCCCGCCCTCCGCCCCCCGATGCAACCGCAAACCTCAAACTTAGCGGGTCGGTGGGTGGCGATAGACAAACATCAACGCACGACACCCGAAAAGGGTTTGTTCGTTGATTTTGTGCATCTTATGATTTTAGGTTTTTTATTTTTGGGTGGTTTTTCAAACTTTTTTCATGCAGTTTCGCCCTATTTAGAAACAGTATATTTTGCTGATTTTTTTACTTTTTGCTTTACTTTTTGACCCTAAAAGTTGTGAGAATTAGTGTTATTTTGTATCTTTAAGTATTAATAATCAAATACTTATAAGCCATGAGCACAAAAACACAAGCCGCGCAATCGCAAAAACCAAGTTCAAATCTACCTGCTGTCATTTCTCCTGAAAGAGGAAAAAATGACCTAATGAAGCAAGAAACTGAAATTAAAGGATTAAACACTTTTACAGCTGAACAGAGAATTGGAAATCTTAAGAATTTTACGCTTCTAAGCGAAAGGTTCAGCCACCTGAAAAAGAAACAGGATGAATTAACAGCCTTTTCTATTTCCAACGACAACACAGAGGAACAATTTAGGCTTACAAATTCGACAGGGTTTATTTTTCAAAGCAGTAACACAGATGTTATTAACAAAATTGTTTCTCTTTTGAATGACCACATCGAAGAAAGGCTTGAAGATACTAAGAAGGAAATTTTAGAATTTTCAATTTAGTTGAAAAAGAAACTCCCACGGGCGGCAACCTGTGGGAGTTAAAATAATCAAACAAATTTACACGACTATGCATAAAATTATTCAAGGCAAAGCTACGGCTTTTCGCCTTAGCGACCAAGTATTTTCTATCCTGCACTCACGCGGACTTTCCAAAGTTTTCAACTTCCAAGACTACAAATATTTTAAAAGCCAATGTAGTACTGCCTTTGACAAAGCCCAGGCTATTGCAGAACGTTTTATCGAAGATAATAACATAACTACATCTGATTACAATGATTACGTATACTAACGAGTTTCGCAGTATAAAAATATCTGCTTTGTTTGTACGTAACAGATGGAGCAATACGGTTAAGCCTAAATTAACGCTTTCGGGCGACTGGATGCATAAAGCAGGCTTCGCTATAGGCATGCAAGTAATTATTGAAGTGGAAGCCGACAGGCTTATAATAAAACGTCCTAAAGATGAATTTCAGGGTTAGCACTTATGACCCTTTAAAGCATGAACCAAAACCCAATCAATTTTTTATACAGTCCAAAGGCTTAAACGCAGGGCGACCCCTCAGGGAACCAAAGCGTAATAGCTGGATTATTGATTGCGATTTCTCACATGCTTTTGAAGTCCTTACAATTTTATGGGTTTCTAAAAAATATGACCTTTACATTGGCGGGAGCGTTATCCCATTTTTAAGGCTTTATGATTTTAAAACTGTCGCCTTGCCTTACTTGCGGCATTGCGAATACATGAATTTAGCCTTTACCAATAAAATGACCACTTTACAAAATATCGATAAGCTTATTTCCGTTACGCAGAGCAAATTAAAACTTATACAAGCGCTCAAAATAGGCACCGCTGCCGAGGTTTTAAAAAAAATAGATGCTAGTGTACTGTAAACAAAAAAACGCCTGTAGAAGGCGTTTTTAAAATTTCTCGCGCTATCGCGCTCGGCAGGATGGAGAACACTTTTTCTAATACACTCCCGGCGCACCGCCTGAAAAAGTGCTCGTTTTTTTTGTGTGTTTAACCCAATCCGGACGATAGATGAAATACTTAAATGCATCCGAAAAGTTAGTAGAGAACATAGGCCTCGATTCCATAGGTAACTTTTCCGAGGATTTATCTTTATAAATATTTTTCACGCCCTTCCTGTCTACCTTTATCTCAATCTTTGTCAGCTCAAGACTGCTTTTAAGGTGCTTACAGCCAAATTTATCTATTCGTAGTCTTGGCAGGTCCGGGCTCATATTACCCATTAGCTGTATAGCAAATTTATATTCATCTTCCTGCCCAATGGTAGCCTGGCCAACGTTCATCAGGTTTACTTTCCACCCCGTATTAACCCCATCCTGTTTTTCTATAAAACCTGCGATCTCCGACGCCCAGTCCCTTTTTACTTTTTTGTATTGGTTACCTGATCGGTCATAATACATGTCAAGCGTTTTAAGTTTATGATGCTTGTAAAAGTCTGTAAACTGTTTGGCTATAACCTTCGAACTTTCATTTAAAGAGAAGAAATTTTTATAGCAGTCAATGTAATTTCCTCTGTGTTGCCCGGTAACCATACTCATCATATCTCCAAAGTCAACCCCGCATTCCATCTTTCTATTGTGGTCAATGTATTTTAATGCCAGGCTACTTTCTTCGATAGTATCGGTCAGTTTATATTTATCGTAGTAGGAGCTGTTGATCCCATCATCATAAAAATGATGCTCGCCCAGGTGACTGTAAAACTTTTCACCCTTCTTTAAGTTTACTCTGAGGGATAGGATAGCGCTCTTAAACTCCTCCATGCCCAGCGCTGCCAGATTATCATAAAAGAAGCCATCAGTAAGTACATCGGCATTTACAAACGAGGAAACCACGTAAAAGAAGGTAAGCTCTTTGCGCGCACGGATCCAGTACTCCGTCCACTTCTTAACCTGGCGCTTAAGTGAAGCGATCTTTTTAGTATCACCGGCTTTTACATAATTGATAAGCTCGCACTTTATGTCATTCAACACTAAGCCGATCTCAAGGGCAAGCTTAGCTTTGTCCTGGTCCATCTCTTTTTGCATCTGCCATATCCAGTCCTGGTCACCGGACAAGAGGTTTGGCATATCGGTAAAGAAGGTACGGCCGCGATAATATACAGAATGCCCAAAACGCACGTATTCGCCCCTGATTGCAGGAGTAAGGCGCTTTAGCTTTTCAAATTTTAGTAGCCTGGCCTCATCTCCATACATGTGTTGATAGGATCCACCCGCAAGGCCGCTGGGCTGGTCAAGGCTACCAATATTAAAAAAGCAACCGTTGAAAATGGAGATGGTATGCTTAAAAGCCAGAGGAGGCTTATAAGGCAGGTCAAAATGTGATGGTGGGCGCTGGTCAGTCACATAATGGATCCCTTCGCGCCAACCGTTACGGCGCCATCCTTCAAGCAGTGCCGGTACTACGTTTTTTATGGCATTCACATAAGTGTCCGATACAAGTACCTGGTAACTCCCGGGCATATCATAAATGATGTTCTGGGAGCGCTCCGCCATCATGCCCGACGTTTTAGAAGTGGCACGCCCGGCAATAACACCAAGGTTCTTAGGTGCTATTATATCAATAGCTATGTTTGCTTTATTGGAATATCTTGCCTCAGCAAAATGTTCATCAAGACTTACGAGGGTCTTCCTGCTCACTTGGAAATACTTTAAAGGATCCATCAATATCCGCCTCCTGCTCCAGGCGGGCCCTCTCTTTTTCCGTCAGTTCCGGAAGCTTGGCAATAAGCTCCTTCAGCCTGTTCCTGTTAGCAGCAGGTAAGCCCATAGATGCAGCATCGGATGTATAAATTTTGATAGGTGGCTGGAACAATTGTTTAGGTAGTTCTTCTTTGTCCGGCTCATCAACTCCGCGAATATTAGCGGCATCAATTATAAGTTTGCCCACTTTTGCTGCGTCATTCAAATCTTTCATGGTAAGCAGGCCAAAGTTTATCAGCTGGTCCATCTTATCGGCATATAGGTTTTTATAGGCTGCCTTAGATATATGGCTGTCGCAGTAGAAGTACTCAATGGTATCTTCATATATTTGTTTGGCTTTATACCTGGATAACCCATCAAAAGCCATTAAATGCTTAATAATTGCTTCAGGGCTACTAAATTTATCAATACGCAGATACATAGCCCTGACTTTATCGAGCAGTTCTACATAGTCCTTGATTTTCTTAGGCGCATTAGACATATTTCCATGCTCCATGAAATCATATAGATCTGATAATTTTACATCTTCAATATTCATTGCCAAATAGTACTTGTTTACGGATGTTATCTATCCTGATGCGCTCTGATTCCTTCAGGAATATTTGCGCTGCTGTAATGTTGCCGGATCTCGCGAGCTCCAGTTGTTTTTGATTTACCATAAATTCTGCCTGCAGCTGTCCTTTGTCGTATGCCAGGCGTATATCGCTTTTATCGTTATAATAATGCGACATAAAGGCCTCTTTGCTCACATCAAGGTATAAAGCGATCTTCTCCGGAGCGTAATTCACAGCAGCTAGATCTTCTATGGCCGTGATTTGTTCATCCGATAAAAGGAGTGGCAGGTGTTTCATAGCATCGAAGGGTTACAGAATAATAACAAGCAGATTACTATAAGCATGATTATTTTTACAGCCTCACTTCTTTCCCTGGTATAATCTGC